GCCGGTCAAGCATAAGACACAATGCAGCCCAAACCGGAGACCACATTACATTATCCCGACCTTTACTGTACTCAGCAGAATAAGGTCGAACTGATAGTAAAGCACCAACTAAAGTGGGTGTAGAGATCAATCACGCATCAGAGCGTCTTGTGTAGTAGCCTACTAGCTAGTTATAGACACAGGATTTCCGAGCGGGCCAAAAGTCGTAAGGCCTTGTACCACGCGATATATACAAATATGAAATCACAATTAACGAAACATGCAATGTTGGGTGGTGTTCTCCCCGGGACACACGCTCAACCTGGCGTACGGGAAAAACTAAAATCTATAGTATTCTATATGAAGAGGAAAAATAATCGTATGAAAAATTTGCACGAGGCCACTAAAGCCATCCTAAACGAGACCGGAGGAGACAAGTACGTAGCGGTTACTGAAGACCCTATCCACTATAAGATCGGTGGAGTAGAGTCGAAACAGTCCACATTAGAACTCATCAATAAATATAAATCATTGAAAGATGAATGTGATAAAGATGAATTTCTAATGGAAAACGTACCAATGTTTGACAGGGATGACTTCGTGGCGAGAGCTTCAGGTGATGGAACAGCCATCATAGCTGAGGAAAAGAAATGGAATGATAAGAAACCAGCTCGAAAATATGTCTCAACGTGTTGCGGAACGGATGAGGAAACAGTGGCTTGCCAATGTAACCTCGATGATGGCAACCACACGTTAGAGAAAGCAGCTGATGACTATTTCCAGTTCTTCGATAGGAAGATCACTAAAGTAGTTAAGAGACAGAAAATGATAAAGTGTTATTCGAGATTGACCAACTTTTTGAAGATAAAATTCTTCATGAAAGCTAGGGATAGAACATTGATTAACACCATGGTCAACGATGCTAGAATCTGGATGCTTAGAGAGAAAATGCCTTGTGATACAGAGGCTGATTTTCTAGTTCTAACGCAATCAGTAATGGCTGCTTTTATGATCAACGAACAGGAGATGAAGTTTCGTCAATATCTGAAGCAAGGACAGAATTATGATAACATGGTACATTTGAACAAAACATTAGCCGGAGATTTAGGTAAAACCAGCGTTATGGACTCAATAAAGAGGACGTACGCTGAGCACTCTTCTATGGGAGGAATCCTTAAGAGTGTTAAATTACCGACGGCTAATCCTTTGAACGCTTGAGGGGCCTTAGAGATTAAACCAGCATTTTGCTGCGCCGGGTGTATACCGAAGAACTACACATCCGAAACGCTGGTTTTCAGTAGCGAATCGCTAGGGTCACATAAACAGCAACACTATCTACAGCTGTTTCAGTTTGATGGTATGGATAAACAAACATACTACAACAACTGCGCATGCAACGAGGTGTCGGGCTTAATAAATCGCCACACGATACCACCAAACCCCGAGTTTAACGCTAACAACCATATGATGAATCATATGAGACTTAAACTCAGAACCATAGCATCATTGGTAAGACCGTATCTGAGTAGGCACTCAGATTTTGATGCCGTTATGGAGAACACCAGAACCAGGATTAAAGAAAGGTATAGGAAAGCATACATATCGCTAAAAGAAGGAAGGAAAACGCTGGACGATCAACTATCCAGAATTTCCGCCTTTGTTAAATGGGAGAAAATGTCGGAGACCAAGGCAGACGAATCCAAACCACCAAGAATGATTCAGTTTAGATCGTACGAATATATGTACTTACTCAAGTCGTTCATATTGAATCACTCGCTAGCCATCAAGGATGGCAATGTGAGGATGATTAATGGACAAGACCTGAGAACAGTATACACTAAGACATACGACAACGCAGGAGTGGCTAGGGTTCTTATGGACTCTTGGAACATGTTTAGAAACCCTATTGCTGTATGCGTCGATGAGAGCAAATTCGACGGCCATTATATAGTGGCATTGCTGGAAGCTGAGCATGAGTACTGGCTTAATGTGTTCGAGAATAACAGAGTATTAGAACAAGTTTTAAAGAAACAACTAATAAATAAGGGATACACCAAAAATGGATTAAAATACAAAACTAAAGGTTATAGAATGTCGGGTGAATATACTACTTCTGAAGGAAATACAACCACCAATTATGGAATGCTTTCCACTTGGTGCGAAGTGAATGGAGTTACGAATTACCGTATACATGTGAATGGAGATGATTCCGTTATTATAATGGAACACGATGACTATCATTTGTTAGATGGGAAATTAGACCAGTTCAAACACTTCAATATGGAATGTAAGATAGAAGTTATAGCCGACACGTTCCAACAGATAAGCTACTGCCAAACGAGTCCTATTAGGGTACTAACCGATGGCGGAAGCTTGGATTGGAGGATGATAAGGAATCCTTTGCGATGCATGTCTAGATCCTGCTATTGCGATCTCAAGTATTTAAAATGCTTGGATCGTTTTATAGCAGGTGTAGGATTATGCGAATTAGCAGTTAATAAAGGAGTCCCAATCCTCCAGGCATGGTCCTGTTGGATGTTAGACCAAGGAGGGTATCAACGACCATTGGGTAGTGTTGATAAAAACCCGGCTATCATAGCTAATCGAGGGGAAATCAACATCGTAGAGATTACTATGGAAACTCGAAGGGATTTTGAGATTGCTTTTGGCTATAGTATAGAACAACAAGTAGCCATGGAAGAATCCCTAGCCGGGGACATTACAAGTTCCCCCAACTTGAAACGATTTATCAACAAATATAAGAAATTCCACTTAAATTAAACAAAACTAAACTAATACAAACAATAAATGCCATTGAAGAATGGGAATAATAGGGCTAAGAAACAGCTTACCCCACAACAAATTAAGAAACGAAGAGAACGCAATGCCAAAAGGAGAGAAAATAGAGCGC